GAGTGTCGTGAGGTGCAGTCAGCGCGACGGATATTAAGCCTGTCAACTGAGCAGCCGCTGAATCGGCAGCATGGTTAAAACTGAGTGTACTGATTCCGGCTCTGACTGCAACCTAAACCAGCTTAAGTGTCGCGCGCGGTTTGAATTTGGATTTATTTACGTTTGTTTTTGGATTTGAGTGAATTCAATTATTTACTTGCTTTTTGCTCGTCAATTTTAAGTAATTTATGCTTTTCGCTATTTATGGGGTTTAAACAACTTTTAAGGCTTTTAAACATTACTAGCTTGCGAGTTTAACTTCACTTGTAGCTTATTATCAGGATGAAAATTCGGTCATTAACTCAAACCTAAACCGAAAAAAGATGGGGAATTACCAATTGAAGTTAGATGAACCAAATTCAATTGGTAATTAATTTGATTTAAAGATAAGCATCAAGCTTTGGGAGCTCAGCTTTTTCCTTGACGTACTCTCGCTTGATTAGCTCTTCCCATAACATTTCAGCATGATCAACTGCCTTAGATACGTCTCTCATTCGATCCGCACAAGAAAATTGACCTTGTAAGATTCTCATTGAACACTCAACTACAAAATCTTTTTTATTCATGAATTTAGCCTTGTTTTGCTGGTTTTAAGCTACTTTTTTTGGTTACTTGGAGTAGGTTGTGTATTTTCGTTTGCAACGGGTTGCTGCTCAGCAGGTCGCTGAGGGCGCAGAGCAGCCGCTCCATCTAAGCTTTTCTTCATATCCTGATAATTCTCGACTACTTTTTTTTCTGTTTCGGACATTTTCTCTTCCTCATAGTGAAATTTGTTAATTCCAGAAAATACGCCAACTAATAATGTAAAAATAATGCCTAAGATGAATAAGCTATTTGCAGCTCTATCCAAAGGCTTCAAAAGAGGGTCTGAATCGTCTTTACCAGTGATTACAGACTCCAGGTAAGAAGCATTTCGACCTAAAATACCGAGCAAACACAATATTGAGCCTAGAAAGGATAAGACTGCCATCCCATAAACAATTGCGCTATAAACATTGGCAACTCCAGTGGTTGTAGCAAGCGTTACAAGCAATCCTATTCCTGCTGATGAAATGCTGAGCAAATGTTTGTCTTTTTCAAATTTAGTTGAGTACCAAGCATTAAGAGTTACTTCGTAAAAGCTAATTTCTTTTCCTCTTTGCACTTCATCATCATGTACCATTTTTCGCCCTTTTTAAAGGTAACTGAATCATCCTAAACTAGTTAAATCAAATTTAAAACCCATTTAAACCCTCACCCCGGCAAGTTTAAATCGTTTAAAAACACCCGCGCATCATAGCTTTCGGCTTCGACTTTGAGCTTGTCGGAGCCGCTTGGGGTGACGTTTTTCACGACCATGTTGTGCGCCCAACGGTTAGTGGTGCCGAAAATATAAAAGGGTGGCTCCATCCGGCCGTTGGTGGTGGCGCTAAAGTCCAGGCTCCTTTCCAGAATCACTTCATCATCACTGCTGCCTTTGCTGCAATTGACCGGCCCGAACAGGCTGCCATTTGGCCGTCTGATGGCGATAACGTGCTGGGTGCTGGCTGTCCAGGTCAGTGGCTGGTTTAGTTTTAGTCTATTGCCAGCGGTCACTGCAGTGACGCGGCCGGATTGGTTGCGGATGTTGTCTGCCACGGCAATTAAGCTTGCGAACTGGGCGTTATGGGCGTCCAGCTCGGTGGAGAAGTTGATAAACTTGCGCACGTACTTCATCCGTGCGCGCACTCGCATGCCAATGCGCCAGGCTTGGGTTTTGTTGGTCACCCCAAAGGCGCGGATTTTCTCGGGCTTAATCCCGGCATCGCCTGGTAGCAGGCATTTGATGGTGGCGGTTTTCCAGGTGTCCGGATCCATATATTCCACTTCCACGCCATCGGGTTCGTCTGGTTTAAAGTTACTAAACTCAATCTTTAAACTGTCGGTGAGCATATTGTCCGGGCTAAAAAATTGACGGTGAATGGTCTGCGGGTCTTCGCGCACCGGGTAGAGCTGGCCAAATTCCAGCACTGGCTCGGCGTAACCGGTATACAGAATGCGCTGCAGTACATCCAGCAGCGTGCTGTCGTTATCAAAGACGGCGTTAAAGCTTTGGTTTTGCGCGGTACATTTGTCTTTAAAGGTCTGCAAATCTGGCAGCGATAGACTGCTATCACTGTGGCCTGCGTCTTTGACCGCATAACCAAAAAAGTCCGCAATGGCATTCGTCGGGCCAGCCTCAATCCAGCTGTTGTTACTGAGCCTTGGTAAAATGCGGGTTGGCTTGCACAGAATGCGGCTTTCGGCGCTATCGGCTAGCGCGTTGTTGCCGATGATACTCATGGCCATGGTGGTGATGCCGCTGTAGCGAATGACTGTGTTTAACCGGCTTTTAACCCTTTTACAAATCACTTTATCTTTAACCTGGATATCATCAAAAGCCGCAGTGGTGCGGATAATGGCCACTTCATAAGTGGCTTTGGCCACGCTGATAATCACAGTCTGGCCATATTCATCCATCGAGCGGCGACTGAATTTCACGGTCTGAATGGTCCAGTCGATGGTGCCAAGTACCCGGTACATGATGTTCACATACACATCAATGGTGCTGATGGTGCCATCATCGTTAATCCGGCCCATGCCTGGGATGAAAAAATCCACTTCAATTTTGTCGGTGGTTTCGTTCTGCGGGCAAATCAGATAGGGGCCGAGCTGCCAGTTCTTTAAGTCGGTGATAGGTTCGATATAAGTGTTGTAATAAAAGCGGTAATCGGTCGGAAAGGCCGTCCAGCCGGGCTGGTCGACCTTGGTTACTGTGAATTCCTTTTTATCGCTACTGACCACTGTCACCTTATATAAGCCGAGAATGCCGCTGGTGCGGGTTTTGGCGATGCGGATGTATTGGGATACTGCAGCTGGGAGACTGATAGCTTCACCGGCCATGCTGGTCAGGGTTATTTGGTTGGTGCTGACGGTTTCCACCAGATAGCCACCATTAATGCCTTTGCCCATCAACCCAATGATTTGACCAGCCACCTGGTGGCGGCCAATGCCTGGCGCTGAAATGATGTTGCCGCTGACTGCTGCAATGCCTTCAAAGGTGGTCAGGTTATTGGAGCGGCCATTGATATATAAATAGTCATCCAGTTTAAACTGTAGTTCAACCGCTGGGCCATATTGACCGGTCTTGCTGACCGTGATACGATTGGAGTTGGTCACGATATAAGCGTTATTATTACCATCCATCAGCCCCGGTGGCGTGGTGAGTTCAAAACCCGATTCGCTCACTTCAGCGCTTTGGAACCAGTTCTGATATGCCGGATGGCTGCTGATATTGGCGCCAGGCTCAAACAGCGCATAGCTGATGTTATCCAAATACCGGCTAATCGGCGTCTGGGCAATTTTAATATCATCCGCCCCGAGCTGGTACTGACCAACCCCAATCGAAAACAGTAAATCCACACAAGGCACGCCGTTTTTATAAAAGCGGTGCGGCTGGTTTAAATAGTCCGGGAATACGCCATGGGTGCCAGCAATTTCAGGAATAATGCCGTTTAAACGCGCGCGGTTGCCCTGCAGGTTGACATCATAAATCGATGAACCGGCAGGCGTCGTGCGGTTATAAGTATCAGGCATTTTCTTGGCCATGGCTTTGGCGGCCACAGCACCACCAACCACCGCCATAATCGCAATCACCGCTGTTGCCGCATCTTTGGGTTCAAGCATTAAATCAATGGTGCCATCGACCGGTAAAAGCTCATTAAAGCGCGATTCTGGCCAATGCTCACCATTCACAGTACAGCTAAAAGGTGCTGTCCGGTCATCATAATTTTTGACGTTATCCTGCAGCCACGCTTTAAGGCTGACTGGGGCGGTGAGTGGATACACTTCATCCGGGGCAGTGCTGAATTTATTGCTGAAAATGCGGATCATATCGGTAAAACTCTGTGTGAAGGCCCAGGCGTTTAAACTGGCGGTGGCTAATAAGTGCAGTGCCGCTGCTTTGGGTGGTGTGCAAAATGTCGGTGCTGTCGATACAGACCCCAACATGCACCAGCACGCCAAATCTAAACAGGCACGCCACTGCGCCAGGCTCGGCGTTTGTGGGTTTAAACTGGTTTAAACTCTGTTTAAAGGCGATGTTTAAATTGTTTAAATCATGCGGATGGATGGTGCCAAAGGCAGCAAAGAGCGGCTGGCCAAAGTCATGGTGCAGCACATGCCGCACCAGACCCCAGCAATCCCAGCCGGTTAAGTCCCGCCCAAAGTCGACATACGGCACCTGCAGATAACGCTCTATGCTTGTGCTATTAGCCATAAATGAGTCCAGGCGCAAAAGCAGCGGTATAACGGCGCTTTGGCCAGGGCGCATTAACCAAATCATGAAATGTTGCCCGCAAGGATGCGCTTTTCAAGTCGACCGAGCTTGCGGTGACGGTTAAGCGCATCGGGTTTTCTGAGGGCGCAGATAAGTTGCTGCCCAAATAAGCCCGATAGACTACTGTCACCCGGCTGCCAGCCTCCATGGCCGCTTCAATAAAGGCCATTGCATCGCCTGAAACGTTATCAATCTGGAACTGCAGCTCTTGTGCGCCTTTAATGGACTTTTGCGGCAAACTCACCGCAAAGAACGAGCGCGCAAAAGTGACTTGGCTTCCGGTTTCTAACGTCGCCACCAAGTCTTCATAGCCTTGCACCAGTCGCCTGGTGCCTTTGCTGCTAATCAGTTCAATGGTGTGGTGGATGATTTCATCCACCGGCGCGCTGGCGTACACCACTTCAAGCAATTGGCTCATGGCTTAAAGCTTCGGCACATTAAACACATAATCCACGCCCGCCTGCGCGGTGATTGTGGCGATGGCTTGCTCCTGCTGGTCAACCCAGTTACGCACCACATCATAGTGCGCCACGATATGGGCAGGCACCGGCGCGGGTGTGTTGGTATTGGCCATCCGGTACTCCCGGATATACATCCAGTCGAATTTAGCCAGTTCATTGGCACTGGCGACTTTGACCTGCTTGATTAGTTCTTGGCGTACCATATTGGCGGCTTCTGTGTCGCCAACCAGACTTAACATAGTTTCTAAATCAATGCTTTGGTAAAGAAGCCCATTGTGATGAATATCAAAAATCATTCTACAAACCTCGCATGTTTGATTTCGGTGACAGCGGATGTGAAGTTACTCAAAATGGTATTGGCCGTTTTATAGAGCAGCAGCATGCCTCGGCTCTGTGCTATCGAAACTGCTGTGGCGCTTGTGTTTTCTGCGTACATAAATTCGGCCGACGCAAAGCCACCTGCGGCCTCAGTGGCAAATAAAGCGCATCCATCTGAAATAAAATGAAACGAGCGATTTGTTGCAGAAACAACCCCAGGAATATAAGCACCTATCATGGCTCCGGCGCTGGTCAGCTTCATCACTGCTTTGATGTGTGCCGAGCCTTCCATACCGACGCGGTTGATCGTACAGAAACGACAGGAAAATAAACCGTTATAAAAGTCATGTGCTGGGGAGCGCCAGTTGATGACGACATCATTGACGTTGGTGATGTTGGTGCCGCCAATAAATAAACGGATCCCCATAAACGCTCTGTAGTTATTAACGTCGTAAACGCCTGGGCGAAGATAAATTTCAAAAGACCCTGCATAGGTTTGCGCAGCTAAATTGAGTGCTTTTTCCAAAGTTGCAAATGGCTTAGCGCTTGTTCCTTCATTGGCATCATTTCCATTGACTGCATCGACGTGAAATTGTTTGCGCATGTTGGGTGCGGCGGCAATTGCATTGGCAAGCAGCGCCGTCAAGTTGTTACGCTCAGTTTGCCATTTACCGACCTCTTGAGCGTAGGTTTGATTGAGCGCATTGATGGCCGAGACCGCCTGCGCGAGTTGTTCTGATGTGGTGGCCATGGGGCGCTCCTTACAGGTTGTTTTCAATATCTGCCGCAGTCAAAGTGCCTGCGACGGCTTTTTTCAGTAAATCAGTGAGGGTCTTGCGTAAAAAATGTTGCTGCGTTTGGCTATAACCGTGATCGCTAAACAGCGGATAAATCGGAAAACGCTGGCGCATGCCATCAACGTCATGCACCCGAATGCCATTGCCAAGCACCTGGCGTGGTGTGCCGTTTGCATCTTTCACCCAAGCGGTATTGGCGGTGTCGGCAGGATCGACTTGCCCTGGTACTTCAGGCACCACGCCCACCGGCGTGCCGTAGTAAAAGTGCAGCGGATTGGTGCCGCTAAAGGGTTTGGCCTGGGTGCCATGGCCTGCGGCTTCTTCGGCTTTGAGTAACGCATAATCGCCGGTGGGTAGGTTGTAGGGGTTCCAGTTCTCGCGCGGGGTGCGCAAAATCAGCTCTAAAGGGATCATCCAGCTAAAGCCGCCCACAACACGCGGGTGACTGGTTTTGGCGACAAATAAAGTCGGATCGTTAAAGCCCCGGTTCGCCGCAACTCGGCCCGACGCATCATCCCGGTTGAACTTATAGCGACGGTTATACCGCGCAGCGTTTAAGCGCCCGGAGCCGTTGTGACTATCCAGCACATCATTGAGGCCATACTGGGTGTAGCTTTCTTCCAGAACCGAGCCATCGCCTTCAAGGCCGGGCAGCTTTTCGCACAGGGTCAAAAGGTCGGCGCATTCAAAGCGGGCCATCCGGCTTTTGGCTAAATTAGCCCAACTGCTTTGATGGGCGCGGCTTCTTAAATCCCGAACCAGTTTAAAGCGGTTGGTGTTATCAATGGTGCCAGCGACGGCTTTGGCTTCGTTATAGGGTAAACGGCCGTTGCTATCGGCAATCACGGCCACCGGGTGCTGATGGCCGGCGTGTAAATCCAGTGCCTGGTACTGCGTACCATCCCAGGTGACGCGAACCTGATGGGTGTGACCAAAGTCCGAACTGGTGGTCAGCTCCACTGCTGTGCCGGATTTAATCGACGCCATCTGGCTGCTTGTCAGTACCACCTCCAGGCTGTGGTAATGGCTATTGCTATTGCCGACTACAAAACGCGGCGATTGCTCAGCGCCACCCAGGGCGCGTAAATCACCGACCGGATAACTGTTGATGCGGTATTGCAAAGTGCCAAAGCGTGGCACGCCCTGGGCGTCGACATAACGCACCGTGAAGGGCTGATAGCTTAAGTTTTCCAGCCGGTTTTTATGGCCGCTGGCGTTGAGGTAACGGCCCTTGTCAAACATCTCCCGATAGCCTTTGGCGTCATTGGCATGGCGGAATGAATCAGCGGGGTCATCCAGCGCATCATCTTCGGACTGCTCCAGCCAGCATTCCAGGTACGCTAAATGCCACTGACAGTCCTGCGGGTTGGCGGTTTTAACATCCCGCATATACCCGGCTTGGGTATTGGCAAAATTGATACTGCCATCGGGGTTGATACCGGTTGGCAGTGCAGCAATGGCGCTCGGAAGTTCAGGGGCATGTAATGCCACGCGCTCTAAGTATTTGCCCTGGATGGGATACGCCATGGCGTAATCCATATGGCGCGTTCTGAAGTAATAACCATTGATACAGGCCGCGATTTCCGCCATGCCGGGCTGACTTTTGTAGTTCGGGTGGTTGTGGATGTTCAGTGCCGCGTAACTGACATCATGTACGCGATACCCTAATTCAAAGGTGCGGTCGGCCTGATATTGCCGGGTATTGACGATGCCAGACGCGCCCTGAGAACGTAAAAACTCGGCGTAGCCTTCTTCCTGGGCAGCTTCGGCCAAAAAGTCCCGTTCCATCATGTTAAAAACCGGCAGCCGGTGGGCTTTACCGGCTTCGTGATAGCCCTGAAAATACTCTTCCGGCAGTGCATTGCTGGTGCGGACTTTTTCTAAATGCCGGTCCATCTGGGCAATGGCGCGGTCAGTGCGATAGACAAAATCCGCCAATGCCTGGCTCTGCGCTTCATCTGTGGTTTTAAGCTGCAGTTGCTCACTCATGAGATTGGCAAAGCCCACCACAAAGGCGCTATAGGCGGTTTCGCAGTTCAGCCACTGCTCCGCGATTTGGCTATCGCCACCGGCCAGCGGTGCTTTGCCTGGAGCGGGCGATTCTTGCAGTGGTGAGGTATCAAAAGCCACATGCACCGCCAGTGCCGCAGCGTTTTGGGCCTGCAGCAATAAATCAGACATCGCCGTCATATCGTGCTGGGCTTGCGCTGTAAACTCACTTGAAAGGGTGTTTAAACTGGATTTAATCAGCGCCATTTCATCCGCAATGGCATTGACCGCATCGCGGTGATGCAAAATGGATTGGCGGTACTGGTCCGCGATATTGGCGTGATGCGCCGCTGCACCGACGGCATTTTGCGCATCGGTGGCGGTATCTTTGATTTCGTTATGCAACAGCGCGTTTAATACAGACAGGGTTTCAACCGCTTTGGCTTTGAGGTTCAAAAGCCGTGCTGAGGTATCCGCAGCTGCATCCCGTTGCTGCAGCGATTGATTGAGCATGGTGACGTTCAAGTGAGTCACCGCCACCTGCGTCTGGCCAATCCGCACCTGCGCACCGGTCGCCAACACATCCCGCGCGGCTTGCTGTACGCCTTGTGCAATCTCAGCTGCTTCGTTCAAAATTAAGGTGCTGAGCGCCGCATTGGCTTTGACCGTGGCCGCGTTCGCGGTGCTTTGCTGTGCATCCCGTTTGGCTTGTGCTGCTGCATCCGTGGTTACGGCTTTATCTGCCGTCACCCGTGCCAGCGTGTTTGCCGCAGCGGCTTCAGCAGCAACCGCCGTGGCGGTTTTAGCGTTGACATTGCGCTCAGCAAAAAGCACCTGCGCGGCTTTTTCAGTCACATCGGCATGCTTGGTGTCGACGCCGGAAACTGCTGCAGTTGCAATGGCCGAAAGTGCGCTGACAGTCGCGGCATGGGTGGCTGTTTGACGGCTTTTTCCCGTGATATCAGCAACCGCTGCATCAATCAGCGCTTTATCGCGTGTCATTTGTACTGCGGCAATAGTGGCGCTTTGGGCATAGGCGGCAGCCAGGCGGCTGGATGAATGGATTTCAGCAGTTTTGGCAAACAAAAAGGTGCCGGTCTCGGTAGCGATTTGCTTGCGAAGTGACGGCACCAGCACGCCTTCAATATTGACATCGGCGCTACTGGAGGCGGTCATCATCGACCGGATGGCATCGGTGATGGCATTAAACCGGGTGGCGGCTGCGGCTAAACTCATTTGGTGATGGCCCCTTTAATTTTATCAATCACGCCGTTCAGTGACGCGATATCGTTGTCGAGTAAAAACTGGGTGTCTTCCGGGCTGAGGACCGGACGGTCGATTTCGAGCGTGGCGCGGTATTCCCACCACTGACCACCTGCTAAAAGCTTGGCTTGCTCTAATGGGTTACTGAGGAACCTGGCATTGACCCGCTGCATGCCGCTTGGAAACAGCAGTGGCGTGGTGAAGGTCAGCGTTGCGCCTTTGAGCGTGTGGGTGACAAAACCCTCAAATAAGGCAGCGCGGCTGGCTTCACAGCGATAAATCACCGGCACATGGGTCGGCACCGAGCGAAACTTGGCGCGGGTGCGGGTATAGCCGCTATCCATCGGCGTCACGGCTAAATTCGGCCGTTGCTGCAGGGCAAATTCGTCGCGTTGTGGGGTGGGTAATTCACTGGGCCACATTAGCCAGCCCTCTTGAGTTGATAGGTCTGTTCCATTGTGCGGGCCATCTCACCGCCGTTTTGCACATCGGATAAAAACAGGTTCACGATGTAATCCCGATCACCTTTTTGCTCCATCTGCGCATTGGCTTTGACGCCGCCCTGACTGTGGACCGCCACGGTCAGATTGACGTTGCCGCCAGAGCCTTGAGATTGTGACCGTTCATCAATACGGCGGACTTGCTCACTGATTTCGACGTTCTGCCGTGGGGATAACACGCGCTCACCACGCTGGAGGACATAGGTGGATTCTGACGGGACATAGTCCAAACCACCGTGCGCGATACCGGCAGGCTGTTGTTGCTGGATCATCCTTACCTGGCCCATCCCCATAGCAACTGCTGCTGCAGCTGCGGCAGCACCCAAGGCGGGGCCGATAACTGGAATGGGGGCCAAAGCCGCAAAAGCGCCAGTGGCCGACTCATAAGTCTTAATCAGTGCCTGGCCAATCGAAAATGCTTTATAAGCTTTAAAGGCGGTCTTGCTTTGGCTCGCCATGGCCTTAAAGCCTTGCTCACCCAATTCCAGAATGGCACCGGTTTTTTCGGCGGTGGTCTTGCGCTCAAAGTTGGCAAATTGCACCACAGTGCCGCGTAGCTGACCGGTTTTCTCCGCACGGATTTGGAATAAACGCTCTTCGTGTGCCGCTGCATCGGCTTCACGCTGGCTCTGAAAACCTTGCTCCAGTAGCAGTTGCTGTTCGCGCGCCATCCGCAGTTTTTCGGTTTCAACGTTGTATTTCAGTTCACCAATCGCATCTTGCGGTGACAGCCCGATGTTACCGCGCCGCTGGGCATCGAGCGTGCCCTGAATCTTGGCCTGTTCAACAGCAATGGCCTGGCTATAGGATTCTGCGGCTTCTTTGCTTTTAAAACCTTGAATGGCCAAAAGGCGCTTTTCGTGGGCACGGCGCTCATTTTCAATGGCTGCATCAAAGCGCAGTTCGCCCAACTGGTCATTGCCTTCTAAACCTTTATCAACGCGCCGGTTCGCATCCTGGCGCGCCTGAATTTTGGCTTGCTCGACGGCCAGGGTATTGGCATAAGACTCAGCAGCTTCGCGGGTGGCAAAACCGCGTGCCTGGGCGATGGATAGCTCCTGGGCATCTTTTTTGTCTTGTTCGACTTTGCGCCGGGCTTCGTTTTCAGCACGGATTTTTTCATCGCGCGCCTTTTGGCCTTGCTCAGCCAGGGCTTTGTGCTCGGCAGCATCGATGTCTTTGAGGATTTGGGTATATTTTTGCTTGTTGGCCGCGTCGCTCGCCATCGACATGCTGACCATATCGCGGCGGCGCTGATAACTGTCGCGGATTTTGGCTTCTTCGCCCAGCAATTCAACCTGCAGTTGCTGGATATTGTTGGGCAGCGGCGCAGGTTTGAGAGCGTTAGAGCTTTGGGTTGGTGCATTTAACTGCTTTTTAGCATCCTGCAGTCGCTTGATGTGGGTTTCGTGCGCTTCTGCATCGCGCTCCAGTAGCGCTAAACGGTCCTGATGGCTTTGGCGTTCGTCATCGGTTAATGGCAGCACGATAGGGCCAACAATCGACGCATTACCACCTGCTTTTAATCTGCCTTTGACCAGCTCCTGCTGCAGCTTGCTGATTTCAGCACGGGTCTGTTCAGCCGCTTTTCCGACAGACAGCATTTCACCTTTGATTTCAACCAGGCGCGCTTCTTTTTGTTTGTTGCTTAAATTCTGCAGATTTTCTGACAGCTGTTGCACTTTGCTATCAAAGTCTTTGACCTCAACCGCCGCATCAGCGTTGGCGCTGGCAAAACTTACCAGCGCAATTGCGGCGATAGTTAAAAGCCCAGGCAAACCACCGATAAGGCTCATGGCTGAGGTAAGCGCCCGGCTTACGAGGGTGGCTTGCGTGGCTACGGCGGTATAATTAGCCGTTGCGGCTGTTAAAGCGCGCTCTGTAACAATGGCACGTCCATTGGCTGCGGCCAGATTGGTGATCGCCACGCCTCTAAAATGGTCAGACTGGGCCGCTTTAAGGTTGTGCGTGTAGTATTCACGCATTTGCACAGCGCGGGCATGCTCGACCGTTGCGGTTTGCATTACGCCTGCCAGGCGCTCTTTTTCCGCCAGTGCCTGGGCTTTGGTGGCCTGAATATCTTTGAATTTAGCAACGGTCGCCATGGTTAGGCTGCCAACCATACGGCCTGCCAACACCAACGCCAGCGCAGTGGCGGACACGGTTAACCCTTCGACCAGGGTTTGGTTTTCCCGCAGAGCATTCATGCTACTGGTGATTGCTCCTGCTACGGCCACCACGCCAAAATTCACCTCTTTTTCGTACTCACGAATGAGTTTTGCATAGGCATTTCCCATCTCCGCAAAAGAGGCTGTAATTTTGCCTTCGGTGCGTTCGGCTGCGCCTTCATAGCTTTTTAAAGCTTCGATTAAATACTGTTTAAACATGGCCGATGTAACCTGGCCAGTGCCGGTCAGTTGCCGGAACGTCATGCCAGTTTTAGCGACTTGTTTATCCAGTTCGCCTAACAGGCCAGGCAAAGGATCCATCACCTGGTTAAGTTCATCGGTCTGCAGCACGCCGCTGGATAACGCCTGGTTCAAACCATAAAGACTGTTGGCCAACTGGTCATTGCTGGCTCCCAAGGCCGCACCGGCATTGACCAGTCCCTCTGTGATAGCTTTACCTTCGGTCATGGTGACTGTGCCGGAGCGCTGCAGATTGAGCATGCTGGTAAAAGAGCCAGCTAAGGCTTCATAACTGACATTCAGCTTGTCAGCGGTGGCGAACAGATATTCCTGGTTGGCCGCATAATCTGCCGTAGTACCGGATAAGCTTTGCAGACGTGATTCCAGAAGCTGGGCGCTCGCGGTATCGTTGACAATCTTCTGTGCGGTGCCGATACCCACCACAGTGCCCATAGCAGCGGCCATGGCGTGATAACCACCCGTGATGGTGTTGACTGAGCTGGCTGCTTGCTGATTCGTGGCAATTTGGGTGCGGGTTTGCTGCTCAATACGCCGCAAATCAGCCACGCTCTGGTTCGCACCAGAGCTGACTTCTTTACCGTCGTAGCGTAATTTCAGCAGTAAATTCAGGTTGCTCATCTTGCTGATTTTGGTCCCGGATCAGACTGAGTACATAGCGCTCTATGCGCTGGATGTTGTCAAAATCGCGGGGCAGCAATGTCAGCCCTAAGTACCGCCAGGCAACATCGGCCGCCTGATAATTCAGTGCGATTTCGATGTTGTCTTTATCTCTTAAAAACTGTGTGGTCACGGCAGTAAATGACTTTACAGTGGTCTGTAGCTCCGGCAGTAACAGGGCTACTTTTTCAACTGGTGGCGGGGGTGGCAGCCCGGCCTCTTTCATAAACTGGGCACGGTCGCTGTCGGCTTCGCTCGGGGCTTCACCGACATACCATGCTGCCACCTGGGCTAGTTTTTTTCGCGCACCTCGAACTGGGCGTTGACAACCTCCACCGCCAGGCGTCCGGCGATGCCGCCGTATTCCAAAAGCTCGTTTAAGGTGTCAGCATCAAAAGTGACTTCCTGGCCATCATCCTGAAAACCTTCCCAACCCAATAACAGCTCCCGCACCGTCTGTGCATCGCTGGCACCGGTGCTGGTGAGCTGTTGCAGTTCGTCCGTTTTCACCAGGCGGATGTGGGCCGTGAATTTAATCAGCGTGCCGTGATAGGTGAATTCAATCGGTTTTTTAATCTGGTAATTTTCCAGCTTTTCTAAGAATTTCAGTTTCATCTGTTATTACTCAAGGGTGATTTTCAGTTCATCGTTACCAACAAGCGGGATTAAATTCCCTTCCAGCTCATAGCCTGTTAATTCGCTGCTGAGGTTGGCGTATTTGGGCACCGGCAGCTGCAGGCGGCCGCTAATCGTGATTTTTTTGCCCGCTGCCATGCCGTGCTTAAACTCAAACGGCACCACTTCACCCGCCATGGTAAACGGGTTAAAGGTTGCCAGTTCGGTGGCGGTTACGGTCAACTGGCCTTTACTTTCGTGGCCGGTGATTTCGATTGCAGAGCTTGTGATAGTCCGGTCATAAATGACCTTGTTACCGGCGTCGACACTCAATTTATGCAGCGTCATGGCGATGTTATTGAGCTTAAAGCTGCTGCCATATTCCGGTCCCAGGACATCGGGTTTTTTCCAGCTATCCCAGTTGGGCTGCAGTGCAGCGCCGCTTGCTGTGGGCGCTGAGAACACGCCTTTAAACTGCCACTGGATCATCGGACGGCCTTTTTCAAATGCCAGGCTAAAGTTGCCTTTGAGTCCTGTGATGGCGTGGGTGTGCTTGCCGAAGATAAAGCTGGCCACCGCAGGAGTCGCTGCGCCCCGGCTATAGACCACCTTGGTGGCGTCTGACACCTGGGCAAAGCCGCAAGCCAGCCACAGCGGGCTTGTGACCGGCGCTGTGCCTGCCACGCCGCTGACAGCCAGCGGGGTTTTAAAGTTCAGGCTGACATGATGGCCATAAAAGGTTTGCAGCTCCGCACCACTGTAATTACTGGCCGGGCGCTCGTTTTCAGATTCATGTTCAATGCTGAATTCCACGTCCAGCGCATAGATGGCATGGGCCACACCCAGCGTTGCGCCCTGGGAGGCGAACAACACTAATTTGTCTTTAAATCGCCACATCGTCGGGTTCTCCTTTACGTTGATAGCTTTGGGCGTCAATGGCACCCTGTAAAATTTCGCCGTGTTGCTGCGCCAGGGCGATCACTTCATCTGCAGTCAGCGCTGCAGGCACCGGCACAGCATCGGCTTTGTTCGGTTTTTGCGTCATAGCGGCCTCGTGGTCACTTCAATCAAGCGCTCGGTCATAAACTGCGCCTGGTAAATCAGGTTATTGGTGTCGCGGTTAAGCTCCACCAGGCGGCCCCGGTGCGGCAAAATAGGCGACCAGCCTGCAGGCACTAAGCCGGTCAGACTCTGGCGCACCAGACCGCGCAGGGTTTTGATTTGCAAATCAGAATTGGCATTGCCGACCATCACCGGCAGCACAATCATCACGGCAAACAGCTCGTTAAGGTTGAGGGTAATTTCGCAGGTGACTTCATCAGCGGCCTTGTAGTCTTCATCCAGCGCCAGCACAAACAGCGTCGGCATTTGCACGCCCTGGCTTCTGACAGCGTTAAAGTCCGAAGCAAAGCCGACATGCGCCTGGCCGTTTAAATCCTGTTTTAACCGCTGTTCAATGGCGTTTAAATCGAGGTTAAAACTTGCGTGTTGGGCATTCATACCAGCCAATCCTTCACAATGTTGTCGATTTCTTCCCGCTGCATCAGCGCAATGCCAATCATGGGCCGGGCAGGGAGCGTCACAGATTTATTGCGCCCAGCCTTGCCACCAAAGTGGTGGATGGCAGCGTATTTCTCGCCCATACCATGGATAAGTTCGTCATCCGTGGCGCTGTGCGTCACACTGCCCGCCAGTTGCCGGGTGTCTGTGAGTGTCAAGCCGCCGCGCTCTTCAGCTGCGGCAGATTGTTCCCAGCGGGTGCCATCCGGTGCTTGCTCCTGGATAAATCTCAGCTGGACATCACTGTCCAAAAACGCACCGATGTCATCCAGCACATCGCGGGCGCTTCCGGTGCGCGCCGCCAGGGCTTTTAAGCCATCAATGGCATCACCGCTAATGCCGACAAACACCCAGGCCATTAATAACCGTTCCAGTCAAAGCGACTGCCGGCACGCACCGTTTTAAGGCCCGTGGTTGGCACTCTGGCTGGATCATGCTCGGTCAGCTTAATCACGCCTTTTTCAATATCCTTCAGACGTGCCGTGGCGTAATCACGCCGCCGGATCAGCTCCTCTGACGGATTGGGGCACAACTCATACTGCAGTAAATCAATCGCCAGGCCCGGCACCAGGCTTTGTGCCAGCTCATCGCTGGTCACGCTAAACCGGCTGATGTAGCCAGTCACCACCGACTGCACATGCAGTAGCGACACCTGATACCAGTTCGCAATCGACTCCTGCAATTCCGTCTGCGCCTGGTCAATCAGCGCCAGCTGCACATCCTGCACCGTGATGTATTGCCCTGGCGTGGCCAGACGCCCGGAGGCGTACTGAACCAGCAGGTTAATGCCCACTTTGTCGATAAATCGCTGGGCCGTCAGCATTACACAACGTCCGTCAGCAGGATGGCCGCTTGTTTAGCGATGATCAGCTCTTTGACCGATTCACCCACCATCACTTCAACGCCACCACGCAGACCCGCTGCCACATCACGGTTGCCTGAAATACGGTCGCCATATTGTGCGGTCAAAGCAAAGGTCATCCGGTTGTTGTTGGTGTTTGCCAGCGGATCGATGTAAGGCAGACTGATGAAGTTGCCCCAAGTGCTGGCCAGCTGCATTTCTTCGCCTTTCTTTTTGGTGTTTACCCGCGCCTGACCCACATAAATATTCTGCAATTCGAAGGTGTCTTTGATGTATTCCCACGGCACCATGCCTGTATCTGCCACAGAGCCGTTAAAGCCTTTGAGCAAGGATTTATTCATGCGGATTTTGGTGGCGACGAATGAGTTCAACACCATTGAATTCGGACGCATCAATGGGCGCTCTAACATTTCGTTTAGCAACTCAAAAATGTTGCAGTCAGGATCGGTGATTTTTTTCAGACCATTTGCAGCCAGCGATTGCGTATAACCATAATTCCCTGGAGTGCTGAACAGTTGGGCGACCCGAACTTCACGACCCAATTCAATTAAGTCTGTGATGGATTCCACTGCGTGGTTCAGCGGATTGTAGTTAGCAGGCGCATTGGCAACGTCATCATTAGGCACTACATCACTTAAACCTTCATCAGAGACAGAGTCGGTCTTCTCTTTGGCGCTGAATTCAACTTGGTTAGGTGATGATTTACGACCCACCTTGGTGTCAACTTTGGTCATGGTTTCAGATGGGTCAAACTCCATGTACTTAAATTGCATTAAGCCAACCGGTGCCCGAGGGCACACCTGGTCTGCAATCATGGCTCGATTGCGATAGGCAATGGCAATCGCCGTTTGCTCAGTATTTGGGGTAAATGGTACGCCGTTAGACATCTGTTAAATCCTTATTTGACAATGATATGCGGGTTGACGTACACGATGCCGAATGAGCCGAGCACGCCGGTTTCTTCTGCCACGCCGAGGATCCAACAGGTTGCATCCTCCGTCAGTGGCGCTTTGTTAAATTCAACGGCGCGTCCTTCGGCGTCGGCCACCAGGATGTCACCGACATCAATCGGTCCACCGAACTCAACCAGCGCCGGGCCACACTTGATCACATCAAGGCGTCCGTTAGTGGTTGAGTCCTGATCCGTCACACCACAGATGGACTTAGTAGTGGTATTGGCTTTTTCGACCCGACGTTCTACCGCCGTGTAAGCCACAATCCGGCCCTTGGTGATGGGCGCGCCAATTTCATAATTGCGAATAGGGTTCATGCTTAAACCTTTTGTTGCTGCTTGATATGTTCCATGGCTGAGCTAATCGTGATGCTCACGCCTTGGGCCTTTTGGGACTGCTGGTAATCGCTGGCAAGCTTCGCCAGGGCAGGAGCGTCCAGCTCTACCGGCGTTTTCTTGTCAAAGGGTTGGGTCAGGGTGGTTTGCTCAGGTAATGACTTTAAAAAGTCTTTAAACCAAGCGGCTTGATTGCTTTGCTGCGTGGTGCCATCTGCAGCGGCAAAATCAAAGGTGGCATCCTGGCTGCTCAGGTGCGCCAGAAAATCGGCAACGCCGTCTGTTTTGGTTAAACGTGGCGCGGTGCCGCTATTGAGTTCAGTTACAAACTGTTGCGCTTCAGTCAGGGCCGCCGCAAAAGACAGTGTTTTGCTGGCTTGGCGTAGCTGCTCCAGCTCTGTCCGGGCGGCTTGTAATTCGACATCCTTGGCACTAAGGGCTGCATTAAATTCGGTCTGGCTGGCCGCTGAGCGCTCTTTCCACATTTCTTCTGCAGCAACAGCCGCCTGACCCGCTAGCCCGTCAATCTGCCAATCTGGCAGCATGTTGTCGGCAGCTTCGGCACCATGGCGCTCAATAAAAAACGACTTCAGCTTGCGAAACAGTGTCACCACAGCGTTGCTGGTATCCACGGTCAGCGATTTGATTTGGTCATCCAGGGCAAACTCAAAGCTGACGGCTTCTGCATCAGCTGCATTGAATTGCCACTGCATACCGCCCACAGCAGGCGGTTTGGCACCTAAAAAGCCAATGTGGCCAAGCTCATAGCCGTTGGCAGTCTTCACCAGTCGCACAGAGCGGTTAGGAAAGCGTTTTGATTCGACGGCATCGGCAAAATCAACTGCCACATCATCAGCGCGGGCAAATAGCTTGTCGCCTTCGATTTTAAGCTCAGCAGCCCAACCCCAGGCTGGATCGTTTTGGTCAGGATGGCCAATCACCAGCGGGGCGGTTTTGGGTTTAAAGTTGCTAACGACAGATTGCAAATCAGCCGCGCTAAACTCAGCATCTTTGCCTTTGCTGTCCGTGTGTTTACCAGCACGGAAAATTTCGAACCAGTCGAATTTGGTATTTTTGGGTTTGGTTTTGGAAGACATTGCTAGCCCCAGTTAGTTGACTGGGGTTAGCATGCTTTGCTTTGCGGATATCGTTAGACGGAAATTACTTTACAGCGTTGTGTTATTACGGAGCTTTATACTTTGGGCGACGGTCCGGAGAAATATAAGCTAGCTCTCCACTATCACCGTCGATTGGTGCTTCTAATCGACGGAATGTGATTGCACCTGTTGTAAGGCTTTCGGTGTAACTATATTCATAAGATGAACCAATGATGTTTTCCATAACTGTGTCAGCTGGGCTAAAAAAGACTCCGTTGTGCCAGTATCCGCCTACTTTATCTATCAGTTCAATAGCCGAAAACTGAATAGTCTGGCCTGGCTTTAACGATGCAACCATTCTGATCACTTCGTCTTTCCTGTAATCTCTCATATTCTTTCCTTATTAAAGTACATACGGTAATTTTGGCTGAATAAACCTATCAACCCATTCCCAAGCGTCTGGATACATATCTTCAGGTCTAACTAATATTTCATCTGGCCGCAACATTGTAAGTTCTTATTGAACATCAATTTATGAAGCTATTTAATCGTCACACACTTTTCCACAGTTTTAACCCATAAACCCATAGACCTGAATTATTTCCTGTGGCGCTCTGCCAGTCATCACTAAGAACTTGCGCCAAACGCCATAAGGCACAGTTTTAGAGCCATCCTTAAACGCCCGTACCCGCCTATCGCCAGACAGGCCAAGTAATTTGGCCAACTTACCATCCGTGCCGTACTCAGGAAATGCCTTTTGAAAATGCCGGAAATAAGCACCTACAACATCCTGGTGCGGTGGTTCATAGCCCTGCTCTTCGGTTAGCAGATGTTTATTGCTGTATGCCCGTTCATCTATTTCCGTCTGCCCTGGTAATGTTGGGGCCAGTAAATTCTGCTGCAGTTGGGCAATAGCCGCTTCAGTGCTTTGGATATAAACAAAGCGCTGTTGGTCAGCAATGCCAGGTAAATCTATTTTAATGTCCATTTAAACCTCGTTGAGTTAAAGAGGTTGGGGCTTTCGCCCCAACCTTACCTCGGTGACAGTCGGATGTTCCGAACGTCTGACACCTTGATGTTCACCAGACTCAGTGTACCGTTGGCCAGAGGCTCCCAGACTTTCTGACTATGCACATGCATCATGCAGTAGTAGAGGTAATCCGGCAGCAGGATATCAGTTCGAAGAACCTTCACCCCAATGTGCTCAGGGTTGTATTCCCTGGACACCATGCCAACAGTTTTTAAAGAGCCTCGGCGTACTATCCAAAAATCCGCATCTTTAAACTGCGTTTTAATGGAACAAACATCAGAAAGTATCATCTCGTTCTCCAAGTGGCAGCTATGGCCCCCTCAGGACGAGTGGCCTTCTGTGTGCCACCGTGGATATCATTATAGGCTCTTTGATCCTAGTGTCAATTCATTTTAGGCTCAATGAGCCGATTTATTTAAACTTTGCAAAGTTGGATTAATTTGGTGGGGGTGGTAGCGGGTTGGACCTAGTTTAAATGCCGTTTAAACATAGTTTAAATTTGTTTAAACGGGTTTGAGTCAAGGCATGGTAGCGGGTTGGTTGTTGAAGCGCTTAAAATCGATTCTGAAGCGTTTTTTAAAAAGCGTTAATTTGATGTGCTTGGAGAGGTAAGAGCGCCGTAATGGCGCTCTGACGGCATTATGGGAAGTTGCGAATCAATTTGTAGGTAATGCTGCTATTGTCAGCTTTTATAACTTCAATCAACGCACCTTTGTAGCCAATTACTTTTGATGTCGATAAATCATATTCGACATCATTGTTGAATGCGGGCCTGGCAATGTCTTTGCTGAATTCACGGTAGCCGATATTAATTTTATCGCCAACCCGACCACTGTAAATCAAAGTCTGTTGGAAGCTTTTTGCAGATTCAGCTAGTTGCCGCTTTCTTGCATACTGACCTTTGAAGCAAGAACTCACACCGTACAGGGTGATTACACAAACATCCTGGCCAAGACCTTTTTTGACTGATATCGCTTTAGCAGGATCAGCCAGCAGTGCTGGTTTCACACTGTAATTACCCCCTATAGTAACTGTCGAATAAAAGTTTTGTATTTTGTCAGCGCCTATCTGCAGATATGTGCCTGCAGGAATATCGTAGGTCGAGCCATCAATAGTATTTGCTATAACGAGCACGCTTTGTTCAGCAATCAGCCCCTTTTCGACCATGTGATCACCAACATATGCGGTCATCTCTGTTCCGACTTTTGGATAATCAATACCTCTAGTCACAGTATCAGCTCCGTTGTAACTAACAGTTGTACACCCCGATATGGCGATAGCTAATGCCAGGCAAAGAATTTTCTTCATATTGTCTCCATGTTTGTGCTTGGACTTCCGGTGTAATCGCTTGTCTTAAAACGAATATATGGATATTGCCACACGCAGCGGCTGCTCGGCAATCAGAGGTAATTCAAAGAGGGGTAACAAAGTACTGAAATGCCATCCATGGCATAAGTGCTTGAATTCTATTTTTGAATCTTCAAACCAAACTTTGATGCAGACGCCAAAAAGTAAGCTTGCTGCGGTGTCGCTTTGATTTGTGGGTTGTGGGAGAGCATTACATTTATTTCATTGCTGAAAAATTTCAGTGCTTGACCATACTCCCTGGCAATAGCTTTCATGATCATGTGATCCGTCGAACGGCTGATGAAACGATTGAGTTTCGTTTCAGTTTTGCCGTCATGCTCTACACACAAAAGACAATCGTTTTCTGATTCACGTAATACATGAATCACTGCTTTGCTTGCTCCCAACTGGTCAATTGCGTACCGCAACATATGGATCAAAAGATGAAATGCATCAGCATTCAACTTGCTGTTAATTTTATCGCACTCCCCGATACTAACATCTAGTTCTGGATGGATACTGAAGATACTGGCGACATGGCTGTTTATCGCAAAAGTTAAGTTGTCAGTATCACGTAGGCGAGCATTCATAGCTATTGGCGCCAATATTTCTTGAAGTTCTTGAGCCTTGTAAATGGCATCTGATAACGCAAGCTCATTGTTCATATTAAGTTTGTGGGATATATCAAGAGACATATCACATGCTTTGCGAATTTCATCGGCGTGAAGTTGATATCGCGACAGGCGAACAAACTCAGCATTAGCAACAGATTTTGCCTTTACTAAAGACCAGAGCGCCCACCAAGCAATGCCCATAACTGGCACAAGTAGCAGCCACAACCAACTTATGCGCTGCCTTACATCGATATACCACCCGTTTATCTGAACGGACTTTTCAGGGGTAAGTACAACTTGATGGTTATAGATTGAATACTCTTTTCCATCGAGAAAAACCGTACCATCTTTCCTATCGAAATGCAGAACGATAGCTTGGCCTGAATCGAGCTTAATATTTTTATCTATTACCGCTCGCTGATTTAACACGACATACTGCAAAATTGGATTCGAAACCAATGCGCGTTCATCCAGTAACCAAACGCCATGTGGGTTACTATAATAAATCCCGTTGTTCGTAACAGCGCTAGAACGTCCTGTAACACTAGCTGATATTTGCTTACAATAAGCAATGTTAACATCTAATCTGCAAACCCCTTCTCGGCCAATTACATACACTGATTGATTATGAACAAAAAAACGGTTCGGCAATGACTGCAGCGAATCTATTTTGTTGAGGCTTCCGTCCGAACCAACTTCAAAAATTCCATGGTTATAGCTAAGTGCGTAAAGTTTGTTTTTGATGATTGCAACATCTTCCCAAACAGCTTGTTTAAGACTTGCAATTTTTTTTAGCTCATTGTCGTAAGTAAAAATATGGCTATCAGTCAAAACAAACAATTTACCTTGCTCGCTTTTGAGATTAAGTATTTCTTGACCCTTTAACTCATCTGTAGGTATTTGAACCAGCGCGCCTTGATTTAATCTATAAATGCTGTGCTCAAAAGCTATCATTGTGTCTTCTTGGTATCTCTCAATGTCAGATACAAACCCGTTATTAATTAACTGGCCATCGGGTAAAATAACGCCTTTATTAGTACCGATTGTAAAATTGGTCCCATCTCTAGTTTCGAATGCAGTAATGTGCTCATCCGTTTTTAAAACTATTTCTCCAGTTGTAACTGAATAAATTCCACCCACACCGCTTGCAAACACTCCGGCAGAACTTTGATAAATAAAAGGTTCTATAACAGCCGAAGCCACCAAGGATTTTGATTGAATATCGAATATTGAGATTTTTTTATTAAGCGTTAATGTAGTCCCATCAAAAAGTACGGGACCAGATGGACTGTCATAAAAAAATGCTGCTGGTTTATCAATGCTGTCAAGCAGTTGGAAATTGATTAGGCTGAATTTTTTCCAAATGCCATTACTTCGGACCCACACGGCATCTTCTTGTGAACTCATTTCTATTTTGGAAACGTTTTTTGGTAGTGTGAATTTATGCCATTGATTTGTTGTTCTGCTAAAAACGTGCATGAACTCAGAATCAGTCATGACCATGTAAAGCGGGTTGGAAAGCAAACTCTTAAATTGGCCTTGCTTAACAAGACGTGACACCGTATTCATCAATGCATATAGACCGCCTTGGGTGAGAGCAAAAACTTCGCGGTCAACTTGAGTAATAGCAACAATTGGGAACTCAAATATTTTTGTTTTCGTTCCAGTTTCATCTTTTGGCAGTGCCCATAAATCACTACCAGTATCAACATAGTAATATTTGTCCGATATTGCGAACCTGCTTACCCAGCCTGGAAATACTTTTATCACACTGTAATCAGTTAGATTTAGCTGAAATAAACCAAACCCACCTGCATACAAGTGATTTTGGTCCTGGCTAATTTCGACCTGGCGTAAACGGCCTAAATCAATTCCGGAATCTTTCAACTTGAATAAATTACCATCTGATAATTTTAAAAGACCCACATGGCTTGCAAAATACAGGTCCTGTTGGTGCTGAACTGCATCAGCTATAGGAATACTGATTGGTATTTCAACATTTTGTCGCGTTGCCGCATTTAAGAATGCAGATGCAAACAACATACAAACAATTAATAAGAGCTTTTCCATACATTCCCTTCAACCAGGGCACTTGAAGTGCCCTTTATTCCTATACTCTAATAATTATTCGGATGCTCAATAGCACCACATGTGCCACTAACTTCTGTTAAATCAAAAGCTGGAGCCTTTAACTCAATTTTATTTTCGTTTAAAGAATCAACCTTTAAATCGCTCCGCTTAGCTTTTACATCGTTGGCTTTAACTAGATATGATTTACCCACAGGAGGACGTACCAGGATGAAGGTGGGTAAACGAGGATCTGTCGATTTCGCTTTATTATTCCATTTATCCATAACAGCTTTACCAGCTGCTGGGCCATATAGTGCTTCATAAGCTGTTGCTAAAATTTCAGCACCTTGGCGACTTGTGACAATCATTGCGGTTTTGTCGTAATAGCTCCCACAGTCAAAGCTCATATCAACAGTTAAATTAGAATTATCCGGCAACTTAAGATTGACCGTCATGTGTTCTATTTTTGCTCTGTTTTCGGCCATTACCGAAGTTGTACAAAATAAAGTTAAAGCTAAAAGCAATCCATTTTTCATTATAAACCCTTTCTATTTGTGCATTTAAACACTGTTAATAGTTAGGATTGAGCGACATGCCAAATCTATGGCAGCTTCATTGCCTTGGGTTGTAATCGCTAATTCCATAAGGATTTTTGCTAATTCAATCCTTAGACTGGCAATTTTTTTATCGCCCAAATCCCTCTTTTTGATTTCAACACTATTTAGATATTTCTCAGATACCCGAACCACCATGGCTACATATCGGGTCATCAGCTCAATAGACGAATGATCCGCTGACTGAGATTTTCCAGACTCTTTCAGACATAACAATTCATCCATTGACCAGCCATTCATCTCTGCCAATTCAATTAATTGACGATATGGCAGTTCGCCGTTTGTCTCTTGTCTGAGCAAAGTACTTGGAGCTAAGCCAAGCGATCGCGCCAGTTCAGATTTGCTTTTTACGCCTAAACGTTTTTGCAGTTCTTCCAGGACACGAGATGACCTAACGCTATCAACTTTATCTTTTTGCAAAATCATTGGCAATGCCTATACGCAAATATAATTGCTAATATGCAACTCTTTGGTGTTGACATTTGCAAATATGCAAATGTATATTGCAGTCACGCAACAAAGCAAAGCGTTGCAAGTTTTTTATAAAACCATATTTCAAAAGGATGTTACCACATGACGAAGCCCAATTTAACTGGCGCGCAAATCAAACTGAAATTACAAGAGTCGGATACGACTATCAGTGATATTGCGTCTGTGCTTGGTTGCACTCACAGCCACATAAGTAATGTGATGCACCGCAGAAGCTACTCAATCAAAGTCGCCAAAGCGATATGCACGCTCATCAAACTTCCACTCGAACAAGTGTTTGGGGATGTCGAATCTTACTTCAGTACAAAACCGACGCGTGATAAGCGCCGGGCAGAAATAGAGCACAAGTTAAGAGAATATCAAGTGTTGCAATAACACTAATTGCTTTTGCGTTTTTGCAACAGGGTTTTTGTTTAGTAATTTTTACCAGCACTTTGGCGGGATTTCCAAATGGATGAATTAATTAAAAGTTTACAAGCAAGCGTTTTCAACTCCGAAACTCCACAACAGATGGATGTTTATCATGTTTTTTTAGCTGAATGCAGCAAGCTAATGCGGACTTCAGGCATGAGCCGTCCACTGCTTGCAGATCGCATGAATGACGCTATTGGCGGTGAAAACGTGGTGTCCGCCAACAAGTTAAATAAATGGTTCAGTCCAGGTACTGATCAATTTATGCCAGTCCATTTGTTACCTGCTTTTTGTTGGGCCGTACGAAGCATTGAGCCAGTTAATTTGCTACTTCAACCACTTGCATTCAAGGCCGTGGATCAACGTGGTCAGCTTTTTCAACAATATGCCGAACTTCAAATTGATGCAGCTGATAAATCAAAAGCAGCTGAAAAAATGGCCGCCGAACTTATCCGTCTAATTCGGCCGGAGTAAGTGAGTATGGCTAAGCCCCCAGTAATCCTTGATAACGATACCTCTATGCCAATTGAGCGGCTGGAAGCTCTAGCGACTCAAGTTCAGCTGATTTTTCCTGATTCTGCCGACGAAGCTATGGAAGAGGTCGTGCGCCTGGAAGAAAAAAAGCAACTTGCTTCAGTCAAGCAAGGCTTACTCCTGCTGCAAGTTAAGAGTCAGTGCTCTTTTGGTGAGTTTCAAACTCGTGTAGCTAACTCTGGCATTTCATATCGTGTCGCAGCTCAATGTATTTCGATTGCCAAGATGTTTTTGAATTTACCCGATTCAAAAGTGAACGCGCGTTCACTTTTGAACATGAACCACACCCAGCTGCGCGAAATGGCCAAACTGCCAATCCAAGTGTTGGATCAGTTGGATGAAGAAGCCATCGAAGGTCTGTCCGATTTATCCAGCCGCGAACTCGCCAAAGAAGTAAAGCGCCTGCGCGTAGAAAAGGCCGAGGCCGAAGAGCGTGCCGCGTCTGCAATCAATCAGATGAACCTGGCGCAGTTAACTAAAAGCACTGATGTTCAGGGCTGGCCAAAGCTCATTGGCACCATTCGCCAAAACGCACTTGGCCAAAGCTCTGTTGCCAGTGAGTTTGTCGAAAAAGCGTTTGTCGATGTGAACGAGCTGATTAATGCCCGCCAGTTTACCCCTGAGCAACGTTTAGCCGCCGCGCAAACGGTGTGGCATAGCTGGATGGCTGTTGAAATGCGGTTAAACCAGATGCTGCAAAATCTGTTTGGTGAGTTCAATAGCAACCTGGCTGGTGCCGAGCATTTACCGGCGTTTAGCCATCAGGAATGGCAAAACGCCATCGCTAACCGTGAATACATGCTGGCCATGTATGAAATGCAGCGGGGGTTCAAATAATGCACCCAGCTGTTGCCCGTTTCGCTCAATTACCTGCGCTGTCAAATCCGGCTGCAGATACCGGTTTTGCCAAGGCGTCAGACAAAGCCCGCCGCACTGCCCAGGCGCGTTATGCCATCGTCAGTGATATCAATCAGCGTGGTGGCAAAGTGGATATCGCCATCTCTGCACTGCAAGCTGAAATTGCTGCCGGTTCTGCCAGTCTGGCCGTCGTACAGGCACTGGCCCACCTGGGGAAATTGCCGGGCCGTTCCACGCTTTATAACTGGTTTAACCAATACAAATCAGATGGCATGGATGGACTGGTGCCAGGCTACAAAGGTAAAGCACGCACAGTGCATCTATGGGAAGCCAAGGCGCTTGAGCTGTATCACAGCCCCAACAAACCATCTATTGAAATGGTGGCAGATCACCTGGTGAGGCTTGGCTTTTCAACTGCTACAGCTGCCCGTGTCCGCGCCTTTATTAACTCAATGCCGCATGAGCTTGGTCCAGACAGCATGTATCGCATGAGTGCAAAGCTGTATCGCGAAAAGCACAAGGACCATCGGATCCGCCACACCGACCAAATACCGGCTGGCTTTATGTACAACGCCGACGGCCATTCACTGGATGTGTACCTGGCACACCCTAACACCGGCAAGCCGTGGCGCGCTGAACTCACCGCATTTATGGATGTTCGCAGCCGCGTCATTGTGGGTTGGGAAATCTCTGAAGCCGAAAGTGCGATCAGCACGCTGACTGCGCTCAGCCGCGCCATGGCAACGCATGACCATGTGCCAGCCATGTTGTATCTGGATAACGGATCTGGCTACAAGTCGGCCATGATGAACGATGACACGGCAGGCTTTTACGCTCAGTTCAACATCGAGCCATTGTTTGCCATTCCAGGCAACGCACGAGCTAAGTGGATTGAACGGTTTTTCTTAACCATGGAAGACCGCCTGGGCAAAACATTTATCAGCTACTGCGGCCGTGACCATGACGAACGCCATAAAGCTGAAGTGCTCCGCCGTGCTAAATCCGGCGAAATCCAGCTGCCAAGTCTGGACGAATGGATCGCTGGCTTTAAAGAGTTCCTGGACTGGTATCACCACCAGCCGCACCCGGAAGTGCCAGGCAAAACGCGCTGGGACGTCTGGCAAGAGCTGGAGCGGGTGCCGGTTGGGATGGCCGATTATCAAATCAGACCACGCGCCAAGGTCAACGTGCTGCGCGGCCGTGTACGCCTGCACAAACGTGATTACAGCGCGAACTATCTGCACCAGTTCAACGGTGAAGAGCTGCTGGCTGAATACGACCTGCACAACGACAGTCACATTGCGCTGCTGCGCCTGGACGGCAGTTTTTTAATGCTGGCCGAGCTGAAAGCCAAGGTGTCTGCCATACCAACCAGCCGCATTGAAGAAGCGCAGCAAAATCGCCTAGTGGGTCAGGAAAAACGCCTGCAACGCAAAATTTCGGAAGTGCGCCACCGCGCGGCCTTGGGCCAAACCATTGATATGCAGCAGCTGACAGAACTCAGCGCAGACATACCAGCGCTGGACAACGTAGCACCGCTGCCATTAGCGCTTGATGATCATGCACCGCTGATGGCAGACCTGCTGCAGCTGCATCCAAGCAAATCAGAGAATTTATTAGACCAGTTACTGGAGCAACGTTATGTATAAACCAAAAAAAATGCCATTTAGATACAACGCTACTCAACGCAAGATGGCTCTAAAGCTGCGCGAAGCGATCGAAGCGCGTGAACTGCAACCGTTAGATTATTGCAAAACGGTCAGCATGGAATTAGTTGATTTAGTGCTCAATGAAAAAAGTGCTGACAACCCAACGGAAGTGCTGGATGAATTGTGGAAGATCATATTCGGCGATTTGAAAATGTCAGAGCTGGAAGAGGCCGACAAATTTACTGACAAATATTCAGCCGAAGACATTGAGCTTTCACGCAAAATCCTGCAGCGCTTAGATGCGCCAGAGCTGAGATTAAGCGGCGTCACAGCCGGTTACGTGGCAAAGCGGCTGGGCAAAACCGCTGGTTGGTTCAGCCAGATTGTGAATGGCAAATACAACGCGGATCCATCTGCACATCTGCGTGCAATTTGGGCCGCAATTGAGCCAGCACAGATTGCTGAGCAAACCTCAACCACCCAAGCTGCTGAAGAAACAGCAACATCTGCACGGCAAAAAGTGCTGTCGCAGCTGAACCTGCGCTATGGCGATGTGCCGTTTGTGCAAACCAGTATGTCTGAATTGATTGATTACACCTGTGCTCATGCCAGACGTGCACGCCGCTTTTCGGTATTTGCCGGTGCACCTGGTCTTGGCAAAACCTACGGCTTGCAGGAATACATCCGGCAGAACCCGCAAACTTTGCTGATTGTTGGCCATGAGCAAATGACTGCCAACATCCTGCTGGCAGAGCTGTCGATGATGCTGGGGTTGCCCAAGCTGACAACAGCCAGCCGCACCATGGACGCGATTATTCGAACCCTGCACGGCGCTGATCGCATCATCATTTTAGATGAAACGGATAAATGTAAGCCCAACGCGCTGGACCCACTGCGCACGATCAGCGACCGCGCCCAAATCGGTGTGGTGCTGATTGGTAACACCAAATTGACTGACCGCCTGCAAGCCGAGGAGCGCTACGAACTGATCGCCAGCCGCGTGTGCTTTTGGCCAACGCCGAAGGGTCAGCTTGATAGCGAAGATATCAAGCACTTATTTCAGAGCCTGACCCAGATGTCACTGCCATTGGTCGATGCGGATCCAACGTGGTGGACGTGGCTGCATAAGCGCGTCGAAGGCAATGCCCGCCTGCTTTGTGAAAACTTGCTGCCGCACCTGGTGAGCGTTTGCAGCAGAGACGAAACCAAGCGGGTGGACCGGATGTTAGTCAACTCGATTTTCAAACAAGTGCTGAATAAGCCAGCCATTTAAACAACTTTAAACGTCATTTAAACAAGGAAAAAACAATGAATATTCAAAGCTACATCACCCCAGCAGCAGCCCCTGAAGGCTACATGTTTGATGCGACCGGCAACCTCATCCGCATTGAGAACGTGCCTGCTGACAAGCGCCAGGCCGATGAAATTGTGCGCCGGTTTATTCCACAGGCAGTGGCCATTAATCGCCAGCTGGCCGAGCTGAAAACCGAACTGTCGAACGTGATCCCGGAGTTTATTGCCGCCCTTGCTAAAGAGCACGGCATTAAGAAAATGAGCCGCATCAAAGGCAATATCGAGCTGACCAGCTTTGACGGCACGTTAAAACTGGCCCGCACCATGCGCGACAAAGTTCAGGTCAATGCCAACATCGAAGCGGCACGCCAGCTGTTTTTCCAATACCTGAGTGTGGCCACCTCTGGCGTTGATGAAGCGCTGAAAAAGCTGGTTGGCCGTGCCTTTGGTGGCGGTAAAGAAAACCAAATCAGCGTCAGCCGTTTAATCGACATCAAAAACACCGACATCAACCACCCGCTGTGGACTCAGGCCGTCAAAGCCCTGGAAGACGCGCTGGAGGTGCACGACACCGCCAGTTACTACCTGTTTTATTACCGGAGCGAAAACGGCGAATACCGCCCAATCACGTTGCAGTTCTCTGCGGTTGAGCTGGACCCGTTTCTGTTCGGAGCGCAGTAGCCATGGCAACACTCACCCCGGAACAAATCAAAGTGGAGCTGGCTGCAGCACAGCAGCTGAAAGCCACCTACGGCACCAACGCGCCGGATATGACGTTCGAAGACGGCGTGGCCGCTGCACTGCAGTGGATTTTAGGCGAAGGCACTGAGCCATTGACCGCGCCTTATGTGGGGCGGCAATGACTGACTTTGACGAATATTTCAAAGCAGCAGCACTGGACGACCCATTGCTGCACAGCGTGGTCGCCATGCAAAGCCATGCCAGAGCACTGGCTGAAATGTACAAGATGGAGTGGCAGCCGTTGCTGCCAGGGTATGACGAATTGCTGGCCGGTGTCGCACAGACCTATCAGCTGAATGTCGCGGAATTTGTGGATTTTGTGGAAACAGAGCAGCCGGATTTTGAAGTGCTGAAGGCGTACGTTTCTATTGCTAAAGGTGCCAATTAATGAGTGCGTTTCTTATTTGGATTGATATTGAAACCGGTGGTCTGCCTGGCCTGTTGCAAGGTGGCCAGATGGGTTGCAGTTATTACCCCATTTTAGAGGTGGCGGTGATTATTACGGATAGTCAGCTCAACGAAGTTGGTCAGCCGCTGCAGATCACCATCCACCACGATGACGCTGTGATTGGCCACTGCCACGAGTGGGCGCTGGATACTCATGCGAAATCTGGTCTGTTAGACCGTTGCCGTGCAAGCGGCATCAGCCTGGCGCAAGCCGAAGAGCAAATCCTTTGCTACCTGAAAAACAATGGCGTGGCGGCTTATGACCGCAAAGCCAAAACCGGCGGCGTGATGGCGGGTAATAGCATCCTGCTGGACCGGATGTTTATCAGTGCGCAAATGCCGTCACTAAACGCCTATCTGCACTACCGCCAGTTGGATGCCTCTGCTGTTGCATTGGCGGCACGCTACTGGGCACCGAAGCTTGCAACAGCTGCGCTGGAGCATAAAACCTACAGTCATGAAGCGCTTTCGGATATCCGCGAAAGCATTGCTGAAGCGCGCGTGTATATGAATTTTTTACAACTCAACTCAATTGAAAGTTGGGGAGCCGATCAGGCAGTACGCGGTGCCTTCCATGGTGCCAGTCGGCCAAAGTTGCTTCTCTTTGACGATATTGTTACTGACTCCGAAGCCAAATCAACAACCGAACGATAATCCAACTAAGAAGGAAAGAACCATGAACAAACAACAATTAATAGCCGCTGTGACAGAAAAAATGCAAATCACTCATGACCGAGCAGTCAGCAAAGCAGATGTGACGGCGCTCTTGGATAGCCTGACCAGTGTGGTTACGGATGCCATTGCGCGTGGTGACGAACCGGCACTGACCGGCATTGGTAAGTTCAAATTCAAAATGAAAGCCAGCCGCGTTGGCCGTAACCCACGCACTGGTGAGTCCATTGTGATCCCAGCGAAAAAAGCCGTGACCTTTACGC